GTTTGAAGGCCGGAATGCGGAATGAATATTGTGCCGAGGAACATTTTGGCTTGTGTGATGGATGCAAATGACAGGGCGTCATTGCCGATGTAGTCCGCCTTTACGAATTCATCGATTGAGAGTAGCTCGCTCCATTGCTTCCATCCGACGATACAAAAACGTTGGCCGTCATCAGGCACATCATTTTCGCCAAAGCTTTCGAATGCGTTGAGGATTTTATCTTTGGTGAGGCCGATATTGCCATCCGCAATTGTGGTCGCCGACGCACTGGCAAGTTGGTCGATGATCAGTTCATCGGTTTTACGGCCCAATGCATTTGCACCTGCGCTGGCGATGACTTGGCGTTCGTCGATGTTGATTTTTAGCTCGTCAAGGCGGTCAATCCAATCGCCCGCGTAATAATCTTGAAGTGTGACTTCGATATTGGAATGATCGAGGTTCATAACAGGGACGAGACCGTGTGTGGATTTTGTTGAGGCCGTTCCCACGCCGACTTTTTGGAAGACTGCCGAGCTGCCATTGACGTTTGAAATGGTGCGTACAGTGTTTCTCAGTTTTGATCCCTGACGCTGATAGGCTTCATGCACTTCGCGTTCGAATTGCTTGATGAAGGCCTGATCTATTGATGTAGACATAAATTTATCCTTTTGTTTTTAATGGGTTATGTTCGGGGGTTGAGGCTCGGCCCTCTGTGGTTTTCATTCATCGTTTAAGAACGGCCATACGCGAGAAACATGCGGGCGCATGAATAAACACCGTAGGGGTGCAATCCGCGTTAACCGCATGTTTTAAGATACATTGGTGGTGTTGATGATTTAAATATAGGATATTATTCCTATAATGTCAAGGGTTATTTTGTGTGAACTTGCATTTTTATGATCGAATCCTTATAATGCATTTAATCAATAATAGACATGCACGGGGAGCACATATGTTTGAAACACTCTTTTCAGGTTTAAAAGCGGAAAACACCAATGAGCAATATTCCACGCGCAGGCGGTTTTCGCGACGTTCTTGTGATAATTCAGCTGTTGTTATTGATGGTCAAATTTATCCTGTTGAAAATTGGTCAATGGGCGGTGTTGCTGTCAACGGCGATTCGCGGGGCTTTGGTGTGAACACAACGGTTGATGTCACCATGAAATTTAAGCTAAGCAATGATGTGATTGATTTGCCGCATACTGCGCGGGTTGTTCGCAAGAGCAATGATCGCATTGCATTTGAATTTGATCCTTTAAGCGACACAATGCGCAAAGGTTTGCAATTGGTCGTTGATGATTATGTCTCTTCAAAATTCGCAGAATCCCAGCTCGCGCATTAATAAAAAAAAGCCCCAATCATGTGATCGGGGCTTATCTTGTTATTCACCGTATATCGTTTGGAATCCCTCGGTCACCTTTTTAACAAAGGCGGGATCTTTGTCACGCCAATATTTGGGATCACGCATCATGGATTGTAAATCTTCGCTGCCTGTTTTCGATGGGTTGGCGGTTTGTTTTTTCATTGATGGTTCTTCGGATTGCATCATTTTATGCAGCGCAAGCACACCCTCATAGGAGCTTGATAGATTTTCAAGCACATCAGCGGGAAGGTTGCGGTTTCCAAATGCCAATAGCTGGCGGGAGACTTCTTTCCATTGATCGGCGCCGCCAAAATGATTGATCAGCTTTTCGACTTCATGATCGGCGCTGAAATCGCCCGCGATTTGTTTGACCATTGGCACCATTTTTTCAGCCGCAAGATCATAGACTTCCTGCACCTGTTCTTGGCTCATGCCCTTGGCGTGGAGGCGTTGGTTGATGTCATTGTCGGGTTGGAACATGCCGTGGTCGCAATTAACGCAATAATCCTCATGCGATGCGGGGGCGTTATGCGTTGGTTTTTCCGACATTTTCTTTTCCAATTCCCCGTATGAATTCACAAGCGCATCGAGGCGGATTGCCCCTGTTTCCGGGTTTTTGAATTTGTCGGGGACGATGGATGGGTCGACATCTTCGATGAGTAAGTTTGTCATTTGGTTTTCTCCTTTGGTTGAGTATTAAATTTGGGTTTTGACTATCTCGGTTTTCTGCCACGGTCGATGAGGCGCAGGATGGTTGCGACCATGGAGCGTTGTCCCTCGATATAGCGTAAATGCTCATCGGCAACGCCCGGCCCCATTGCCCGTTGAAAGGTTATGACCTGTAGGTGGGCGAGGACTTTTTGGCCGTCATCGGTTGAGAATAGGCGAGCAAAAGTTTTTTCGATGTCGCGCCTCTCAATTTTTCCGGGTTCCGGCTGAGCGTAGGTTAAGCCCTTTTCCGCAGGGGTGATCGGCAATTCGTATCGTGGTTTCATGAGGTCGAATATCATACTGGTTCTCCTATTTTCTCTTTTTCTGGTTTGGGTGTTGCGGTTTGTTTTGGCGTTGGCGTTGGCGCATTCTCGGCGGCAATAGTTGGATCAATGGCTTTGACCAGATCGCCCAAATTCAATTGCGGGATATCCTTTCGGATCAGATCACTCGGCACGCCCAGCGCGTCACCCAAGAACCTTGCGGCTTGCGGCAGATTTACTGCGGCGGAGGCTTCAGGCCCCATGGCGAGGACGGACGAAATCCAGCTCAGCGTGTTTTGCACGTTCTTTTGCCCTTGGCTGCGCGCCAGCGGTGAGCGGTAATCGACCACGACCAATCGTCCATCAAGATCGATATCGGGCACTTCACCGCGGCGTTTGAGGATGGCGAAGGCGCGTTTGATGAGCGGTGTTAAAAGCTCGGATTGCAGGCGACCATATGTTGCACCAAGCAAAAGCGACATTTCCGCGCTGCGTTCGATCACCTCGGTCGCGGTCATTTTTGGTGATGCAACGGGGGCGAGCTTATCGGCAAGCAATGCGTGACGGATGCGCGATTGTAGGCTTTCGAGGACAAGCTGAGAGATATCGAAACGACCGGGCATGTCCAGCGGCTGCAGGCCTTTTGAGCCGATCGCCTTGGGGATGATGCTGCCAGGGGTTAGCTCGATATTGGCGGGGTTCAGGACGCCATCATCATCGGCTTGCCAGATCCCCGTGACCGCGATAGAGGCGTTTTTAAGGACTAGCTCCACGACCTTATTGGCGGTTTTGATATCGGGCAATGCTTTCATCACGGGCGAGCGTCCGTAAATTTCACCCGGTGATTTGAGCCAGCGAAATGAGATCACGGGGCTTTGCGCAAATTTCCCTGTCGCAAGGAGGACGGGGCTGTCCTCATCTTCCATCAACAACGCGTGATATTCATAAATCAGCGCATCAGGCAGAACCGATTCCAAAATCTTGAATGTCTCTTGCGGGTTTTGCGCGGCGCGTTTCAATATCTCCGCAGGGATCGCGGCATTGGGGTAGCGCGATGTGATTTGGTCGAGCGTTAATCTCATCTGGCGAAACGCACCATCAAGATAGCCGTTATCGCCCTCCTCCAAAACAATATGCGTGAGCGGTGTGGCGGAGAATTTAAACGCGGAGAAACTGCCGATTTGTGATTCTTCGAAATTCATACTCGCTGTGCCGCCGACAATCAGGTCGAGGTAACATTGGTGAATTTCCACGGCGAAATTTGAGCGGTCGAAATGATCCTGAATTGTTTTGGCGGCTTTTTCCAAAATCGGTGCGAGGCGCTCGGCCTCGGCATCGGTTAAATCAGGGCCGGGTTTTAGGCCGAACCATTGCGACCATGTCGGCGTTAAATTGCCAAGCATGCTTGAGGCAAGTTGGTCGGCGGCGTCCATGGCGGTTGCGTCGTATATATCTTGGGTGCGTTTGCCACCGCTGACGGGGGATGATGTGAATCCGCCGCGCTGTGACAGGGCGTAATCGTAGCATTCATCCCATAGGCTTTCCCAATTTTTACGCTTTTTATGGGCGGCGTCGAAACGCTTGAGGATGAATGCCATCTTTAGCTGAAGCGCTTTGAGCGCGTCATTGTCATGTGGCTGTTTTTGGGATGCTGGCATTTTATTCTCCTAATAATGTCTTGCGTGATTGCGCGCCGCCTGTATCAGACAGGCCTAGCAAGCCGCGAAAGCTGGTTTGGATTGTGCCGAAACGGCTGCGTTCACGACCGAGTAGGTTTTGCTTTCGTATTTCCGCCGATGTTTCCTGCGCGCTTGGCGCGGTCGGTGTTTGAACGGGCGTTGTCGGGCTTGGTGTTTGCGGCAGATAGACCACTTGTGGCTGTGGGGTGGGCGCTTTTGGCCCTGATGTTAGGCTTCCCATGCGAAATCTCCTTGTGATGATGCGTGTTGACATGTTTTGGCGGTTTGCTGTTTGCACAAATACCGATAAAGCTGCCACGGTGTAATGATGCGTCGGCGATGAATGCCGAGAACGCGCTTGACCGCCTCAACGCAGCTAAAGGGCATCCATGGCGCTTGTTTATCGATGTGGCGTATATCGGCGGGCATGATCATGTGACCGCGATTTTGCATACATAGCGGCAGGTTAAAATCAAGCGGCAGGTCATGCACCGTGATATCCATATAATTCGACAGCGGATCAATGGTGATCCAATGCTTGCCGTCGCTTAGCAGCACATAGCAATGGCGGTATCCTGATTTGAGGATTTTAAGCCATGCTATGTCGGCCTGGCCGCTGAACACGACCCATGCTTTTGGTTTATTGTGCGGTGTTTGGCTCATTATTGCGCGGCTCCTGCGAATAAAGCGGCTTCATTTTGGATATAGGCAGGGAAGTCGAATGTGGATTTTCTCTCCACGATTCCTTTAGCGATGAGCACTTTTTCGATCCTCTCCAATGCCTCGCTCCACACATGAAAGCTGCGTTTTTCTTTGGCGCGGAATTGATCGGGCGGCATGTGGCGGCGACCATAATGGCGCAGCACGAGAAGGTGATCGCGATCGAGGCGGCGATTACGGTGGAGGCGATCAAGAACCTTTAGAATATCAATCGGTTCACACGGGCGTTTATACAAACCAGCCCCCGCGACAAACTTAGCCCCATCATTTTTTGCATCCTGCGCCGCCATGAACCAGAACCAAGCCTCTTGCGCGCTTTCGAATGGCGTTGTGTCGTTTAATGCATATGGCGATGCGGCAGTTTTTGTTTGTGAGCAATGGTTTTGGCTGTTCATGCGCTTTTGTCCTTCTTCTTTTTCTCTGTTTTTAAATATAGATGTTCCTTTTATGTTCTCGTTTATGATATAAAATTTGAGCGAAGTCAAGATAAAAATAGGAAAATATTCTTATTTACCTTTGCGCGCCAAAATGGGACTATCCTCCTATGTTGACTCACTCAGATATTTGGACAGCCATTGAACGCCTCGCGGCCAGTAAAGGTTTCTCACCGTCAGGACTAGCCATTAAAGCGGGGCTTGATCCGACATCGTTTAACAAAAGCAAGCGCGTCAGCCCTGATGGGAAGCTACGGTGGCCGTCGACGGAGAGTATCTCCAAGATATTATCCGTGACCGATTCTACGATGAGCGATTTTATATCGTTGATTGATGAT